CATTACTATCTGTTTCTGTATAATCTCTTATTTGTGTTACTAGTTCTGCGTATGTTGTCATGGTGTTATTGTTGTAGGTCCTGCATAAGCGCGGAACCCTCCTCCTTTTATATTACCAGTTGTTGCAGTATCTGTCGACACTGAGAATGTGTATGTATTCGTGTCTACTACAGTTATTGTGTAACCTGCAGCTGCGTTTATATTTGTAGCTGTAATACCGTCAAAACTAGTTGCAGCATAAAAACGAACAGTGTCACTTGTTGATCTACCGTGATTTTCTTCTGTTACCGTAATTGTTGAAGAACTAGCAGACCCTGTTTTAAAGGAATCTGTTTTTAATAAATTAGGTGCTGCTGTCTCCGTTCTATCTGGTCTAGCGTCTTGTAAAGCTTGTGCGTCTGCTTTGTGAGGTCTTGGTTCTAATTGAGGGTGTTTTGCTTCAAACTCAGAAGTATGTACAAACGAACCATTCCATTCTTTTACCATTTCATTATATGGAAAAGCCATACCACTACGATCTGATATAGCTTTTGCTTTTCTTCCTGTTGCAAAGTTAGACATTTGGGTAATACGCTTTCGGTGTTATGTGTGTACTTGTAGAAGAACCATCTTCTACTAATGCACGATTTAATTCATCTTCGTAAATCATTTTTAATTGTGGTACTAGTTCTGGTTTTTCTTTTAATGCTAGATAGTAAGATAAACCTGATACCATGCACGGTACAAAACGATAAGGAATATCACTTGAATTTGTGTAATCTCCAGCGTCTTCTATTCTTTTTACATAATATAAATGAACTTCTGATGCAGCGGCTGTAGCGTCTGGTGTTGGATACACACTTACAGTAACACGATCAATAAAACGTTGCACATAATATTGTGTGGGTTGGCTTTTTGTTAGTTTGTTAGATAACGCAGAATAAGTAGACCTGTCTATTTTTGTTAATGCTACATCTGATTGTGTTGTAGTTCCTCTGCTAGTTCTGTATGTTGCCTCAAGTACATCGTCCATACCAAAAATTGTAGAATCTGTTTGTACTGTTGTAGCTTGCGCCCTATTTGTATCAGAGGTGTCATCTGCCGCACTTCTAAAGAAATGATACTCAGCTTGTCCTTCAACAAGATTTATGTTTGTTTCTTTTAGTTCCCAATAATGCAAACCTCTATTGCCCCATTCTTGAAACATTATGTTTAAAGAACGTCTAGCAGATTTTAGTCTGTATCCGTTGAGGTCTTGAACACCTAGTCGTTCATAAGCCTCTTCCATAATCTCATCGATATAGAAAGTTTTGTCGAACGTTGCTGTTCCTGAAGTAGTGTTTGGCATGAGCTACTCCTTAGTTATAATAAGCTACTACAAAATCACAGTTTGTTACGTCAACAAAGGCAGCAGTTTCAAACCTTACTCCGTCACCATCAAAGTTTACAACTAGTGCTTCGTTAGCAGCTGTTCCAAACTTATGGTGAATTTTAATCACTCCTGCAGCGGAAGTATTGTCGTAAATTTTTACTTCAGCGTCAGCGGCACTTGCTTGCATTTGTATTGTTTTAATTCTGACAGGACCTAAATTAGTGGCTGAACCACCAATAAATCCTTGTAGTCTACCATCTGCTGTTAATGCTACGGATGCTTTTACATCAGCCATAATATTATTCTCCTAAAGTGTGGGCCCGAAGGCCCACATTAATTGTTTTTATTCAAAAACGTTTCTGCTCATACAAATGTAATGACTGATCAGTGCTTCCGCAGCGGCAGCTCCTGCTTCAATTCCATTGTAAGGAATAAAGTCAACGTCATTTGTTAGTGCTGCAGTTTTCACTGCAAGTGCACTTGGTTGTACTTCTGTAACTGCTGTACCACCAGTTGAACCTGCTACGTTTGCAACGTTATATTGAACACCATTTACAAAAATAGTTGCTTTTCTATCAGAATCTATTTCTATTTTTAAATGATATATAGTGTCCGCTGCTACAGTAATTGGTAATTGAGCAATGTGATCTGTACCACCAATTGAGTGAACAAAGTGTAGTTTAGTAAAATCAGTAAATGCTTCTGAGTTAGTAGCATCAGTTTGAAATTTAAAATACGCTTGGTCATCATCAGTTGCTACAAGTTGGTCATTAGTTAATTTTAAACCTGCCCAAACTTTTTGGTTATCTATAGCTGGTAACTGAATAGACGTTTCCCAATGTGTTTCATTTTCTGTTCCCCATAGACAACCTGCCCACGCTGTTGCAGCAGTATCTAAATGAGGTGTAAGTATTGCTTGGTCTTGATCTGCGCCAGCAGTTGTTGCTTTAACTCCACCTGAAGTTCCAGCAAAAGTACATAGTGCAGTAGTCATGTTAGTTCCAAGCGCTTCCCAGTTTCTGTTTAGTGCTCTTTGGACTTCAACTGTTGATACTTGATCGATGTTTGCGTTTAGACCAGGTCTTTGTAAAAACCATTCGTCTAAATAAACTCTTCTAGCATCTTTAGCTGTTGTGCCTAGTGTTCTGTTGTGTACTTTACCTGTTGCTTCTTTACTAACAAGTTGTACACCACCCTCAGATCTTAAAGGACCTGAATAAGTTGTATTTCCCATATTTGTCTCCGTTCCGCTAACATAGTCCGAGACTCAGTCTACTGCACGAGTCTATGTTAACTTTTTATAAAGATTGTGCAGTGCGTCAAGTATACGCTTTTAAATGTAAATGTGCAAATAAAAAGGGGCCCGAAGGCCCCTTTAAATTAGTTCTTTGCGCCTAATTATTAAGCACCTGGTGAACCAAACATACCACGCCAGTCAGAAAAGCCGAAGCTGTATCTTTCTCTAGCTTTGTATCTCATGTTACCAGTGTCAAAGTCGCCTTCCATAGCAGTTTTAATAGCTGCTCTGTTAAACATCTTCATTCCGTTAGGAACATCTGTCTTAATGAAGAAAGCGTCTGTATCTGTTAGGAAGTTGTTTACCACGTATCCTTGTGGAAGCATTCCTTTAGAAGACAGAGCGTTTAAGTCATTGTCTGAAGTTCCAACTCTTGCTGGTGATTTTAAGATTCTTTCAGCTGTAAATTGTAGTTCTGAAGGGATAATTAGTTTTAATCCTCTTGCAGCAATTTTTAAGCCTCTCTCATCTTTAAACGCAGCAATGTCAATCATCGCTTGCTCAAGTGAAGTTTCACTTAAGTCAGCTGATGTTGATAGCTCATTCTTAAGGTCTCCTGCAGAAACTGTAGGGTGATCGGTAGCAAATAATTCTTTGCCATCTCCGCCTGGGAATGAACTACTGAAGCCATTGTTTAACACGTTGGCTGCTTTGATCTGCTTAGTATTAGCCATAGATCTTGCTAGTGCTTTTGTATAACGCTTAGCGATACTATCATATAAGTTGTCCTCAACTGCTTCCTCAGTAATTGCGAAAGCAAGAGCAACTGTCTCGTGTGTGTAACGAGAAGTGAAAGTTTCGTTTGCATTGTCAAAAGTCACCGCAGCTCCTTCAGCTTTTACGGCAGCGTTTGCAAAACCAGATAGCATTACTTCTTCTTCAAAAGCTCTGTCAGAGTTTTCGACGTCGAATATTTCAGCATGCTGATTTTCGTAGTTTTTGTACTCAAGTCCAAATAATGCATTCAGACCTGGCTCTAGCTCTTTAGCTAGTTGTTGTCTTGATATAGCCATGATTTAAATCCTCCTGCTATTATTGGTTATCTTTATAAGCGTGTTCGTTCCAACTAACTACATAGTTAGTGTGTTTCGCGCCTAGTTCGTTGTTTGACGGGTCGCCAGTAAAACCTTCTACTCTTATTGGTTGTCCAGTACCTAGCTCTGAAACATCGAGCTCACTTCCTGAAATACCAGTTGAAGTTGATCCACTATGTGTATCAACAAATGGAGCGGTTTTAGTTACGTCCGTTTGTGCTGAGTCAGTAGCTGAATCACCCTGTATTAAAAATCTCATATACGGGTTATCAAATACAAATCCTCTTATTTTTCCCTGCGTAATATTCGTTTGTGAATAAAAGTTAGAGAATTTTGGTTTCCCTGTTGACGGGTCACTGTCAATCAAACATCCGTTAAAAACACCGACACTATCTACGTTAGTTACTGCTTCGATTCTTACAATACCCTCTCCTGAGTTATTGTCGTCTGTTTCTACAGCATCTCCCTGAAAGATAGATACGTCTTCATTGTCTCTAATTAGATATTCAGTTGTCTGAAAATCAGTTCCACCAACAACGTTACCTATTGGTCTCATACCAAATGGGGCATCTACGTTTGCCATATTGTTTTCCTCCTTAAAGGTTGTTATTGTTAGCGGTGGATAGGAATTACTAAATAATTAGTTTTTCTTTGTACCACCAAAAGTTACACGAGTCTGCCTCTCTTGATTGATTGGCATACTTGGGTGCTGTTCCTTTAAGACATCGTTATCTAAAGCGTCATTTCGATCTTGAGTTACTTGTTTAAAGTAATCTTCACGAGACTTTGCGAGCTCTTCGGGTATCCTTGCCAGCACAAGGCCACCAACCCCGATTACTCCTGCGTATTTACCGTCATTGACTGTTGGATAATCATGGTCTGGATATTCATCAGCTCTTACAAGCTCCCATCCAGATCTGATTTTGCCTGACATGTTTTTCGTATCATCAAAACCCATGCTTTCGGCACGTATCCATCTATGTCTATAACCGTCTGGCGCAGGCGGTGAATCTAGTGATGATGGAGGAGTCCAAACTTTAGGTCTTTCTTCTTTGACTCTAGTTTGACTCACGCGGGAAGTTTTAACAGTTTTCTTTTCTGTATCTTTTTTTGTCATATGCTTATACCTCCTTCGCGGCTAATTGTTTCGCATACTCTTCGAGTGGCACACCTAATCTTTTAGAAATTGCTACCTGTGAGGGTGTGAGCTTCACAGTTTTTC